GTGCGCTAAGCCCCCCGTCGTCTGCCTTCACTCGACACCCTAACTCTTTAGCGCAATTTGCTTGACCACGTGTTACCACGCGTGTCATCTACCCACGTCACCGTGTTTTATACCTTTCACCTTGCAAAGGGTGTAGGCCATGCCCGTAATTAGTTTTCTATTTGTCTTTGTTGCTTTGCCTATAGATACGTTCGGCATAGTTTTTGGCTGCCCAACGCAAATGCTTTTCTACATCATCTTTGCCTAAGAAATCGGTCATCGCCGTGACCATGCTCAACGCCTGCATTATCTGCTTAAGTTGCTCAACGTCGGTCATTTTGGGTAATCCATAACCGTGTACTTTAAGTCTTGACGCATACGTTTAACGTCTTTTTTGTCGCCGACAAACTTAATATAACGATGCTTACGCGACCGATCTTTAAAGTACACGTTGTCGTAACCGTATTTTTCTATCACTTGTTTGTTTGTTAAACCGTGTGCGTAGGTTGCGTGATGTTGATGCTCGAGCCCTTTTACTACTGGGTCAACAAACTTGGCTGACAAACCTGTATAGATAAAGTTTGTGGCCTGATACACAATGCCTTGATGTTTTTGTGCTGTATCTGCAAACGACACAACAACGCTTGGCTTTGGTAACAATTTAAGCGAGCCGCCAACTAGACGGCTTGCCTCGTTTGGTTTGTTGTTTTTTAGCACTAATCGGTTTAGTTCTAATACGTTGTGTTCCCATACTGCACCGCAAATGCCTTTGCAAAGAGTTGATGACGGCGGCGTACCGTAAGTAATTACGCCGATTAATTGGCCGTATTCAAATAACCCATATGCGTAACTGATTGACGGTATGCGGTGCGCGTAATGCACATTTAATAAGAAATAGTGACTATCAGTTTTAGGTATCGGTCTAATCATGTATTTTTGCGATGTGTCGTCAAACATACTTACTTGAAAACTTGTCATTGTGGCTCACCTAGTTTTAGCGCGTCAATCACTCGACTAACATCACGTTTAGTTAAATCGCCTGTCGTGTTTATCTGACGGCCAAGCACGTTGCTGCAATACTCTTTCAGTTTGTCTTGAGCAATGTTCTGCCCGTTAGCCAACGCACGCATCATGCCCAACTGCTTAGGCGTTGCATACTCCTGTACTGGTGCGTCGGAAAATGGCATCTCAACCTCGTGCATCGGCACAACAGGCGCTAAACGGCCTGTAGGTTGCCTGCTTTGCGCTGCCTCAACCTCATTACGGCTCGCAATACTTTTGTTGATACCAAAGCCCATGTAGCCAAGCGCTCGACCCAACGCCGATGTGAACCCAACCTCGTTTTCGCTCATTTTTGTGTACGGCGTACGACCCGGATAAATCTCGCACGCTGACGCAACTGCAGGTATCGGGTCGGCTTGATCACGCCACACGGTCACGGTGCAACGAATAAAACATGACTTGTCAGGCATCTCTATAATCTCGCGGTGCGTTTCTTGTATTCGTAAATCAGGATATTTTTTCAGCGCCATGCTTAAACGTGTAGGTACGTCAACATAGTTGTCAAGATTAAAACCCGTCACAACGATTGCCATATCGTTAAGCGTTGCGCGTGATCGTGTTCGCCGCCACGCTCAGCAAACGTAATTTCGCCCGTGTTTTTTATAACGCCGTTACGTTGCGCAACCAGTAGTCGAGCGGTCATGCCCTTAGTAACCGGGAATGACGCGCCTAACTCGTACCAAACCTGATCGGCTGTAAAGCGTGGCAACATACGCGCCATTTTGCGTATTGCGGTATCTACCTGCATTTGTTGTTGTGGTGTCCATTTAGCGTTGGCGCTGGCTTGGCTCTCTACCATTGCGACGCGCATGCGGTGTCGTTCATGTTTAGTTAGCACGGTGCGCCCACCTCTCGAGTCGGCTTACCTCTGCGTCACGCTCTTTAACGCGCTCGTCAAGATCGGTAATAATGCTCAACAAATATTTAATCTCAATACGTGTTTGGTTTAGTACGTCAATTAACTCAGCGTCGTCAAGTACGTTGCGATCGTCAATCTCGTGTTGGATTGCTCGTAACGTGCTACGCGCTGCCAATTCCCACGGCTGACGTATCGGCACTTTGTTTTGTGTGATCTGTTCCATGACGTGTTTAAGCGCCTGAAATTGTGGATCAGTTCTCGGGTCGATGTTCTCGGTCATCTCTTGCCTTTCGTTTGTTGGTGACTGACATTATCAGGTAGGTGTACGCCGTCAAGACTGACGCTAAAAACAAATGTTTTAGAGTGACCATGCACGCCACCCATTCGAGTATCTAAAGATCGCTAACGCGCTACGCAAATTACTTTCTAAGTCAAACAAATCGTCGCACGTGCGTAACAGGCCGTATGCCTGCAAGTAGCCGTTTGCGTAGTACGACGAAGGTTTGCACCAAAAATAGTTGATCTGCATAACCCCGGCTGACCCGCCGTTTGGGTCGGTCGGGTTAAACGCGGCAGGGTTGCATCGGCTCTCGCGGTAGGCGATTGCAACCAGTTGTGTTAGGTCTTGCTCAGCCCAGCCGACGTGTCGAGCCATGTCAAACACGGTCTGACACGCATCAGGTTGCGTTATAGGCGTAGTTACAGGCACGGTGCTAGTAGTGCTAGGTATGTCAACTGGTCGGCCGTAACCCTCAAATACCTCGGGTTGTCTGACTGCTAGATCGTCGGCTGTTGGGGCAGGTGGCGGTGTCAAAATAAATATTGACGTGACGCTAATAAATAGCGATATTGCAAGTTTGCTGATGAGTGTCATAGTGACCTACTTTCTCGGTAGGTGACCAGCCTAAACAGGTTTTGTTGCCTCTGTCGGTGATACCCCGAAAACGGCTTGCCAGCGCTGTTTTGCGATGATCGGGTCATTGGCAACGTGCGGGTCAATCTCTATGTGATACCAGTCGCCCTGCTCGACACTCGGTAGCGGTTGCCATGTGCCACGATCGCATTTCCATGACCGTTGCATTGCGTAGTCAATCACAAGTTGTATGCCCAAATGGTCTGCGTTCTCTAAACATTTGACAATAAACGCTAGTGACGCTTTGCGGCCGTCTGCTTTGCCAAGCTTCTTTTGGTTTAGCCAACGGTACGACAAATCCATTGCCAGCCCTCGAGCATGATTGCTAATCGTGCCGGGTCGATTGCGAATATCACGATGCACAAATGTGCCGTTATTCCACAAACTGCCACCGCTATGCAAACACGCAAGTCGAGCCCATTCCGCTGTCCCAGCCAACGCAGATTTTACGACTGGCTGTTGCGTAACTATGTAAGCGCGATTAGGCATTTTATTTAGTTTGTTTTTTAATGCCGTTAGACGCAACAATGCCCGACAATGTGCCAGTCAAAAACACAACAATTGTTGACATTAAGTCAATAAACGCCGCGTCGTTTGGTGCTTGTTTTTCAGGTTGCGACACAAACAACAGGCCGTAGGTCATGCCTAAAACTATGGTACTAAAAACTATTGCAAGCAGTACGCCGACGGTGACGATCATGCGTGCGTGCAATTCGTCGGCGGTGTATCTGTGTCGAGTCATGGTGTTATGCCGCATCGGTCAGGCACGTTGCAGTTATCTAGCGTCATGTTTTTGACTCGTGACTTTACGGTAATTGTGTTGTCGCGTGTTGTTTCGCAAGCGGTCAACATCAGTATCAGCGCAAATAACCCGTATCGCATTGCATTACGGCTCGACTGGTTTAGGTAATGGCGGCGTAAAATCTTTTGTTGCAAAATCGTATGTGTAGCCAAAACCTGCATAAGTTTTATTTGGTAAATCATAAAAAGTTTCAACCCAAGTGCCTGTGTAACGTTCAGGGTTAGCGTCAATAAATTCTTGTGTTACGACGTGAACATCAACAACAATGTTGTTGTTATCAAGTTGTGCAAAATAAGTTCTCATACTTTAAACCTAACTAATACAACGCCTGCAGCGCCGTTTCCGCCGTTACCTGTGTTGTTATTATTGTGAAAACCGCCGCCGCCTGCACCATAGTTTGAACCGTTGTTTGCTGGGTTAGTTGTTGTTCCTGCAACACCACCGCTACCAGCAGCACCGCCCGTTACAGAACCGCCGCCGCCACCGCCTGCACCAACAAAATATGATGAACCACCTTGAAAAGTATTTATCTGTAAACCGTTACCACCCAAGCCGCCAGTAGTTGTCGCGCCATTTCCGCCAACAGCGCCAGCACCGCCACCACCACCGCAAGCAGTCGCAACACCAGTTGGCGAACTGCCGCCACCGTTGCCTTGTCCTGCAATCAAAACCCCAGTATTACCGCCGTTAAATGCGCTAGCACCACCACCCGAACCACCGTCAGAATTTTGAGCACCGCCGCCAGTAGTCGCAAAAATGCCAATACTTGAAGCACTACCGCTTGTACCATTTGCGTCATCTACAGATGCACCAGTTCCGCCAGCACCAACATCAACCGTGTACGTTGCTGCATCAAGATAAGCCGTCAAAATAGTGCTAACACCCAAAACACCGCCACCGCCACCGCCACCTGATGAACGAGCAAAACGACCTTTGCCAGCACCACCGCCACCACCAACAAGAACAATGTCAAACAAACCTGCCTTCGACACAACAAGATTAGTGTCGGTTGTAAAAGTTAAAAGCGTGTAATTTTGTCCGCTAACCGTAATGCTTGATGACGTGCCGCCCGTAGCCGTGCCGTACGATACGCCACCCCCTAAGTTAAAAAAAGTGAAAGTTGACGCCGACAATGCAAGTAAATAGCCGCCCCCATATTGCGCCAAAGCAAGCGAACCGCTTGTGTTAATAGTTACCCCAGCACCTGCAGTAATTGTGCAAGTGCCTGCACCTTTATTTGCCACCTGAATAACATCGCCAACTGTAAAGATCGAGTTGTTAACCGTAATTGTTGTAGCGCTTGCGTTATTCATTATCGTGCGTTTTGTTTCGTCGCCTGCGATCAACGTGTACGACGCAGTTTTATCCGATATCGGTAAATTTTGTATGTCGTTAAGTTGCGCGGCCGTTAGAACCTGACCAGCAACAAACGGGAACGGTGTTGTCATATTTGCCTACTTTACCCTAGAGCGTTGTCTGCGTTGATGATACCAAACGACGTGTCGTCAAGTATCAGTTCATAAACGACAATAGTTGGCGACGTGTAATAAGTAACGCTATGCCCGGTATTGACGCTGATCGTATGCTCAATGCCCTCGACTGCTAATTCTTGTGCCAACTCGGTAGTTGTCACGCCTGACGTAAACGACTTCTCAATCGTGATCGTGTCGCCCACGTCAATCACGGCCACGGTGTCACGTTGCGCGCTAGTCAACAAAGCAAACGACGTGGCTAGTGACGTGTACCGTGCCTCAGGTTCAGGGTCAAGCAAATACAAAGCCAAGTCAAGCGCCGCCGTGTCATTGTGCAAAAGGCTGTTAGTAATGCTGTAAGTCTGCACAAAATATTTTGCCTGACTACCAGCGTCGTCAGCGACCTGCGGATTGTTACTGCCAAGTATCTGCACGACTGCACGGTTAGTTACCTGATCGGCTTCAAAAGTTATGCCTACGCCGTTGTACGGAATGTTTGTACCGTCGTCATGAAAGTCTGCTACCGACGGTGTAAGCGTTGTGCCTAGTCGCGCGTCAAACACTAGATCGCCGTCACGCGACATAAACAAACGACCCTGCTCAGCGACGTTCACGTTAGACAAATACCCAAGCACGTTTGTGCCCTGCGGAATTGTAAACGCCGCTGCACCGCCAAGCGTCTGTGTGCCTGTAGCAATATCGCGCGTTAACGCTGGAAACGCAACCTCAGGCCGATCTAGTATTGCCGTGACTCGAGCGCTGCTTAATTGTTCGCTGACGTTAAATTCGTCTAAATATGTTTGTGCTAACAAATAAAAATCGTCTGCACAAAACACGGTTACGGTGTCAAGACCGCCCAACGCAAAGTTGTAGTCATAGTTTACGATCACGCCGACAAACAAATACTCTTTGACGTTTGTTGCGCTGTAACGCGATAGGCGCACTCGACGCATAGGTGCAAGACCCGGTTGGCTTAACGGTGTGTCGTAGTACGGCGAGTTAGTGTCAAACGGGTTAAAAATACCTGACGTGTCAAGCATCGTAAACGACATAGTGCCAGCACTAAATTGGTCGCCCTGATCGCGACGGCCGCGCCGAACCGTAATGCTGTTTACGCCGTCAAGCACGCTCGCAAAATCTGTTGTACCGTCAAGCACATATTCGGTGTTATTAAGTACGCCAGCCGTTAAGTCGTCAAGCAAAAATGCGTCTTGAATAAACCCTGTGTCAATTTCTAAGTCATAGTTGCCACTAGCAACAACGGCTGTACCTGCCATTACGACGCAATCTGTAAGTCGAGTGGCCCGTTAGTGCGCTGGTAGGCCAGCAAACTGTTTAGCACGCTTTGCCCGATCTCGGCGCTAGTTGACATACCGCCTGTCACGTTTATTGTTACGCCACCGCTACTACGCGCTGCAATGCGCTCAGCGTTGCCTGACGTTGTTAAAGCGCCTTGTATGGTCACTAGATCGTTTGGGCTACCAATACCGCCACCACCGCCACCTGACCCGCCGCCAACTCGACTACCGCCATTACCTGAGCCACCGCCACCAATAATTGCTGGCACGGTTGGCATAGTCGGCGTAATAACTGGTTGCGGTGCAAAACGTAATGCAGGCGGCAAAGTTGACACGTTACTTGAACTTGGCGGTGTAAAACTTGGCAAACTTACTTTGTCAATTAAACCAAGTTTGCTTGCAAGCGCAAACAAATCGTACATTGGGCCAAGCACTAATCGAATTAACGAACCAAATCGTGACCAAGCGTTTGTAAGAGCGTTTGTTTTTTGTTCTAAATAAATCATCGCCGCTGCCGTTGCAGTTATTGCAATTACTGCCGCACCAAACGGTGTTAACGCCATGACAAAATTTAAGGCTAAAATTGCTGTTGTAACGGCCGCAATCGTGCCAGCAATATACAAAAATGCTTTAGGGTTTTTTTGTGCCCAGTCAGCAAACATTTGCAAATAAGGCAACACGGCTTGCAACGCTGGCAACAAAGCAGCGCCAATACTTTCCTTAGTTTCATCCAAACTATTTTTCAAAATCTTGAATTGACCCGCTGCAGTTTTTGCCGACGCTGCAGCCGCGCCGCCAAAATTGTCGCTTAACGCAAGCATCACCGTGTCAAGATCAGCGCCGTCTTTTATCAAACCTTTCATCTCAGGCGACAATGCCTGCAAACCTTTCATATTGCCTGCATACGCTTTAGCCAGCGCGTCACTAACCGTTACTAAATCTGTGCCAGTTGCAGTTGAGATATCTTGTGCAAGCGATAACGCTGTAGTTGCATCGCCAACATTCTTTGTACCGACAAGCAATGCACTAAACGCTGGCCGTAACTCACTATCAGCCGTACCAGTCGCCCTCGACATAGCCGAGATCATGTCCTCAGTCGCTGCAACCGTCGCATCAGTAGCACCAACCACGTTCTGCATCGTGTTAGCCAAAATCGCTTGTTGCTGTTCGTCCTCGGCTGCCGCCTTTGCAGCCAAGCCAAGCGCACCCGCAACCGCCGTCAACGCCGCTGCCGCTGGCACGGCTGCTTTCTTGATAGCAAACTGCGCCTTCTCGCCAACAGTTTCTAACTGCTTAAATTCTTTAATTGCTTTGTCAATGCCCTTGCCGTCAAACTCGCTAATGATCGGAATAGATAATGCCATTACAAACCTGCCTGCACGACGCGCATAGTACGTTTAACTAATTTTTCCATTTCTTGCTCAACTTGTGGCAAATGTTTTTCAACTGCTGGTTTAATAATGCGTGTTTCATTGTCGCCTACAAAACCCAATGATCGACCTAAACGGTTTGTTGTTTTGCGACCGGCTGTTTCCCAAATTGCGGTTGCAACGTCTTTTTGCAAAATAAGAATAACGCCAATGGCTTTTTTGCGTGTATCAAATTTCATGCCAACGCCAGCAATTGCTTTGTTTACTTTAAATTTCATAAGTTGACGGCCTGTAACTGGATCAACCCATGATCGAGCCATACCCGACAATGCGTACGGGTGACTCTCATTGCTTAACGGTTCGTACGCTTTTTTTGCTGCGTCAATCGCTGGTTGGGCAATAGCCTTTGCGTCTGCTTTAAATTCCTTTTGCAATTCAGGGTCAATTTTACGCAAACCGTTTATAGCGTTTTTGACCCCGACAACTTGTATTTTTGTTGATGCTGGCATTGCGCTACCTCTTTTGCTTATTCAATAGCGTAATCACCGTGATTAGGTCGCGCGTGTCAAACTCGATTGTCGTAGGCCAATACCCTGTTGCGACTAACAATTCTGCTAGTTGCCGTCGGTAACTGCCTACGCCGTATGGTTTGGGTCTGTCTCGTCTATTGCCTCAATCGTCATGTTTGGGTTTTCTTTAACCCAGTCACGATATGTTGCAGGCATTTTTTGGCCGCTAAGTTTTAGCAAGTTGTATGCCCAGCAAACTAGATCGGTGTAGCCGATACCTTTGCCGTCACTAATTTTGCGACCCTCAGTTTTTTCCCATTCGCAGATGACAAACATATTTGTTGTTAACTCGACTGGCGCTACGCCGTCTTGTAAATCTACTTTTAACTTTAGTCTCATTGCCTTGTCCTGTTCTCGGCCAGTTATGGCGCGTTAGATCACGTTACGTCAACTGTGTATGCGCCACCCATAAGTTCAATGTCGTAGGTAGCCAACTCACCTAAGTTTGCGTTCATTACTGGCAACGCGCTTAGGTAAGTGTTTGTCAATTCAAAGCCCGGGTTAGTTGCGGTGTTCGAACCTGATGCTGGAGTCACTTTGATGTAGCACTTTGTGCCGACAAGTGGCGCAAGAATTGCGTAACTCTCAGCCGATGCAAACGATGCGTACAAAGTCAACGTGGCGCTGTTTGATTGCAAGCCAGCGGTGTTAGTGCGTGCAGTCGAGCCAAACGCGGTGTCCTCAAGTGCCTCAACAACGTAGTTAACGGTTACTGCCGATACCTGATCGGTGATGTCTGTTGTCGCTGCGCTTGACGCGCCGATAAGCACGACTGGGTTTGAAAGATAAGTGCTAGTTGCCATTGTGATACTCCTTGGGTGTCTTTATAGTTTTACCATACCGCAACGATAGGCGTGTGTATGCTCACGACGACTGCGCTTGCAAGCCAACTGCCACGTCATAACACGGATACTCTTGCCCGCCTATGTCGAGCGTGCCGGGTCTGCCCGACATTGCAATTACGCTTGAGCCAAGCACTAGCGCGGTAATCTGCAAAATCTCGCGCAACACGGGCAACCCTGCTGGGCCGCTGCCAACAATTTTTATCGGGTAGTCCATACGCACGATGTTGCCGTTGCCTGCGATAGTTGTAAAACTTGGCGCTGTAATGTACACACAATTAGGCACAAGTTTTGTCGGGTCGTTTACCACCCGTAAGCCTGTTACGGCTGTCAGCGTGGCTGTGAGATCGTCTAGCGCCTCATTAAATAGATCGTTGTACGGTGCAGGCACTACGCCACCGCAGGTCGGTCAATACCTAACAACTGTTTAACGATCGGTGTCATTGACTGTTGCGGTGCTGTACCCATGTTGTCAAACGACGCAAACACGTTTTCTAGACTGCCTCGACTACGCCACAACGCCGCGCAATACATGATCGTTCCTAGCGTTACGTCACCGCTAGGCGACGTGCTAAGACTGTCGTTGTAGCCTGCCTCAGCTCGGCGACGGCTGCAAAACTGGTTGCCAGCGCTCACGGCCTGCGTTGCCAGCGTGTAATCGTCTGACGGGTTTGTGATTGACACGCCAAGATAGGTGACAAGGTTTGCGACCGTAACCCACGAACATGTGGGCGTATAACTTACAGAACCTGTGTAAAACGCGCTGTATTCGACTGCATCGCCTGTGCAGGCGTACAGCACTTGATTAGCGCGCGGTACGTTCTCGTTAAATGTCCATTCGCCTGTAGTGCTGTCAATGCCTGTGTATTCGTATTGCGGGCATGACAACACGGTGAACGTGCCGTTAAACGGTGCAGCAATGCTTGCGACAACGATCGTGTCGCCAACCTGTATGTCGGTTGGCTCGAGCGTAGATATGCAGGCGTAGTTATTTAGTAACTGTTTTGACGCTGTTAGATAGGTCGCCATAGCGGTGTAGCCGCCATGCGACTAGGCGATTACGAT